AATATTGGTTAGGTGTGCCTTTTGATAATTTGTTAGAAAAACCTGCATAAGTAGATCTATCTACTTTAGTCATAGGACTATCTGATTGTGTTGTTTGGGTTCTATTAGATCTTAACTGTGCTTCAAGAACATCGGACATTCCAAATACGCTTGCTGGTGTAGAGACAGCACTTGTGCCATCATCGCTAGATCTAAAAAAATCATAGTCTGACTGACCTTCAATTAAATCTATGTTAAGTTCATCTACCTCCCAGTAGTGAATACCTCTATTACCCCATTCTTGAAATAAGATATTTAAGGTTCTTCTAGCATTTTTTAATTGATAGCCAGCAACATTTTGTTGCC